GGTCAGGAAAAGCACTCGCCGCATAAACGAAACCACTTTTGAAAGGAATTTCTATATCAAATGGCAAAGATAACCACCAGGGCAGGGCTTCGGTCGGCATTTAATATTACAGACAGCAACATTGCTCAATGGCTGACTCGTGGCGCTCCTAAATCAATCAAGAGCAAGTATAACCTACTCGACTGGGCGCATTGGGTTGACTTGACCCCAGGGCTTGCTAACAAGTTTAAAATCGAGGCTCGAAAAATATTGGCAGCAAACCAGGTATCGCAGTTGATGGCAAACCCGGCCACCACAAAAAAAATATCTCTCGGAAAAAAGGGAATCGAGGAAGCTGTCGAACGCGCTAGGACGGAAGAAGTGGAGGCGCACCGCCGATACATGGAAGCCAGGGCAGCAAACGACCCAATGGCGGCGACCATGCTTGAAGAGTGGCAAGGCTCTTGCGAATTTCTTTCAAAGGCAGAGCCAACCCTTTTAAAATTCCTGAAAGATCGCGGGGATGTTTCGCCGAACGAAGATTTCCAAAAATGGATGGCCAAGAAAATACAGGCGTTCAAGTCGGCATTCCTCAGTCTTCCCTCGAAGCTGGCCCCAACGCTTGAGGGTAAAGAATGGCCCGCTATCCAAAAAACTCTTGAAACTGAATTGGAGGCAATCTTTGATAAACTTTCCAAGTGATGTTTTTGAGGGTCGGCTAAAAAAACTCCTGGCCATCCCGCCGAAGCTTAAGCCGTGGCAATGGGGGGAAAAGAATATCGACCTTCCCGCCCGCGCTTCGCCAATCCGGGGAGCATACAAAACTGACCAGTGGGCCTACGTGCGGGAGCCGCTAGAAGCATTCGCCGATCCTGAGATACGAACCATCACCCTTTGTTGGTCGGCTCAGTCCACGAAGACAATGACGGCAACCATGATGTTACTTTACTCAATCGCCAACGATCCGGGCGACGCCATTTTTGCAAGACCGTCTTTGACGATGGCTAAGAGGTTTTCTCAGAAGCGGCTCATCCCGCTCATAGACCACAACGAAATTCTTTCTACGCACAAAACCAGCGACCGATACGACTTTAAGAAATGCGAATTGGTCCTTGAGAATATGGCGATATTCCTTACTGGCGCGAACCCTAACCAGCTTTCAGGGGAAACTGTTCGTCGCGTCTTTTTGGATGAGACCGACAAGTACGAGGAATACGACAGCGACAAGGCAGAAGCCGATCTTGTCTCTCTGGCTTTTGAACGCATGAAGTTTATCAGAGACTCAAAAGGAGTCCTGACCAGCACCCCAACCGTTCCTGCTGGAACCATTTGGCGCTGGTTTATGAAAGGCGATCAGCGCCGATACTTTGTTCCCTGCCCTCATTGCCAGGCACTTTTCAAAATAACCTGGGAATGTTTAAAATGGCCGAAGTGTGACGACATCGAAAAGATTAAAAAAGAAACCATCGTTGAATGCCCGCATTGCGCCCAATCAATCCGGGAGCGTCATAAGCAGGAAATGATTTTGCGGGGCGCATGGATCGCCGAAAACCCCGGAGCGGATAAGAAGGATAGGTCGTACCAACTCCCGGAAACTTGCACTACAACCAGATGGGGCGATCTTGCCGCCAAGTGGATATCCGCTAACGAACAGGCGAAGATAGGTTTGCTTGGCCCGCTCCATAACTTCGTCAACTCCTCACTCGCGGAAGTATGGGACCCAACCGAAAGGCAAAGCCGGAAGGAAGGGGAGATCCGCATTCTTTTCGACGGACGGAAGCGCAACCAGCTTCCTGATTCTCTCGTTCTCGGGATTACCGCTGCTGTCGATACTCAGGATTTGGGCTTCTGGTATTCCATCCGGGCATGGGGTGAGCATTTTGAGTCATGGCTTTTAGATGAGGGCTTCTTGCCGGATCTCGACACGGTTAAAAAGGTAGTATCGGAAGCAAGATACCCCGCAAAAGATGGCCTTGAATACAGAATCAACAAGGCGCTGGTAGACTCCGGGGGCCACCGAACAAAAGAAATATATGATTTCTGCCGGGCCAACAAGTTATTCCTGCCGACGAAGGGCGAACAGAAAAGCGACAAGCCTCACCGCCTATCGAAAATAGACGTTTACCCAGGCACCACAACGCCTATTCCGGGCGGGCTGGTCGTGTTGTTGGTCAATACCACATTTTTCAAAGACAACCTCGCTTCCAAGATTGCCCTTGGCCCCTCGGTCATCGGCTCCTTTCACGTCCATTCAGAGGCTTCCGAAGATTACGTCAAGCACATGATAGCCGAATACCGGGATGAAAAAGGAATCTGGCGCAAGCCATCGGGAAGAAGAAACGATCTTTGGGATACTGAAACCCTGTGTTTTTGCGCGGCTGACCTGCTGAAAATAGCCAGATGGAAAAGGCCATCCCTGTTTCGACCAGGAACCGCCGCCGCTTCGACTCCCGCACCGAAACCAAAGACAGACCCCAGAGGCAGCCGGGGAAATGACAATTACGACCCATTCACAATCGAAAGATAAGAAAGGAATCGAGATGCAAAACCCTTTTATAATTCTCAATGACGACCAAGGCGCAATGACCAATTGGGAAGAATTCAAGCATAAAAAGATAATGACGCCGCTTGGCCCCGCGCTTCTTTTGATGACCGCTCAAGAGATGGCTTCAAGCCCGCCCGAGAGGGAAGCTAAGTGGCGTTTGCCGCCTGGCGTTTGCCTGAATTTTGGCCAATGTCTAGGGGATTACGAAATGGTTTCATTTTTCAGAAATGTGAATACGGGCGCATGACATGAATAATCCATGGTTTTGGTATAGCTCAAGGCTCAAGTATGACGCTCAAGATGAGGCTGTTTGCTGGCTTTTATGCCTCAAGTCGGGGATCTGCAAGCCCTTATTTTACTCAAGACGAAAGGAATTAAAATTCAGATGATAAAGAAAGCAAAAGCCTCCGTTAATCTGGGCGGGAGAGTTAAAGGCTCGCCTTGGTCTTCCGAGCAGGAGATGGAGATTTTAAATAAGATAGAGGCTGGCGAAAGACTCAAAGATATCGTAAAGCCTCTCGGAGTTGGCCGTCAGTGCGTCTTATGGAGGGTTCAGAAACGCTTGCGAAAAATGCTTACAGAGATGGGCTTAGAAAAAATGGAAAAAGACTACCCGGTATGCTCTAAAAAATATTTTCATTGCAAGGGGATTTTATGACCCTTCAAAAAGTAAAAATGCTTCTAGCCATCGCCCGCGACAAATCTGCAATCTACATCAAAGGCGAAGGCGCGTTTTGCCCGGTTTGTCTGTTTCTCCGGCTGCCCATGAAGCGCGTAGCCTGCTACAAATCAGACGGCAGCGTGAGGTATCATGCATGCCAGGAGTGCGGGACAAACTTCAAATCGGTGGAGATAAAACCCTACCTAGACCCCGTCTCAGATATTGGTACTTTACCAAAAACCAACGACAAATCAAAGAAAAAACCTCATATTAAAAATAGAAGAAGCTAGCTACTTCTTTTAGCAAAGAAATCCCAGGGCCGTTACGGGCGTAACACCGTAGCGGCCCTTTTTCTTTGCGAAAAATAGGGGGTTTTAAGTGGCATACAGCCAGACTACAACGCAATTACAAGCCTATCTAGCCGAACTTTACGCGGCAAGATCTGCGCTTTTGCTCTCAAAATCATACTCAATCGGCGGGAAAAACCTCACCCGCGTCGATGAAAAGTGGCTCTCCGATGAGATCGCCAAGACGGAAAGCCGCGTCAATGGCCGAACTTACGGGCGAACCCTTAACCCTGTTTTTGATGGTACGAGATGATCAAAACCATTAAAAAACTTTTAACCTCGATCAAGTCCAAACGGAAAAAGGATGTTGCGCTCAAGCCCTCTCGCGCCGCACTGACCAATGAACTAAAAGAAATTAAACGTGCGTATCTTGCCGCCAAAACGAAAGGCCCAAATAAAAATTGGGTCACGTCCAGCGGCACAGCCGATGCAGAAATTCGAGCCGGTTCGAAAAAGGTCAGAGACCGAATCAGGGATCTGGGGCGCAACTCTCCATATATTTCAGGTGCAATCCGCCGCTATTCAGCCAACATAGTCGGTGAAGGCAACTACCCACAAAGCAAAGTCAGAAACTCCGACGGCATGGGCTTAAACACCATCTACACCCGCGCCATTGAAGACCGTTTCATGCTTTGGGCGCAGGATTGCGGCGTCAATGGCGATTCTCTTTCTGACCTTCAAGCAACCTGGATGAGCAATTTCCTGCAAGACGGGGAAGCGTTCATCGTCAAATCAATCGTCGATAAGCAGCTTCGGTTGCAGGTTATCGAGCCAGAACAGCTCAACGAAATGGTTGACGGGCCGCTTCCCGGTGATGTTTTGGCTATCAAAGGCGTTGAAGTTGACCGCTTCGGCAGGCCAATAGCCTATCACATCTACTCAGCAAACCCCGGCGAATGGTTTCTTTCAACGCAAAAATCCACCCGAGTACCAGCCTCCGACGTTTGCCATCTTTTCAAACGGGATCGAGCTTCTCAACACCGGGGGATTTCCCGGTTTGCCTCCGTCGTAATGCAAATGTTTGATATCGGCGAATACAGCGATGCGACCATGATCTTAGCCAAGCTAGCCACCGCATACGGCGTGTTTATCGAGACCCCAAATGCTGAAGGCTGGATGCAGGGCGGCAACACCGACGTTGACAGCGAATCGACCAACTCGAACCAGCGGGAAATCAGTCTCCGCTCAGGCGCAATCAACATTTTGCAGCCCGGCGAAAAGCCCCATTTTTCCAAACCGGAACAACCCGGACCCGTTTACGAATCCTTCATCAGGGCCAACCTAAGAGCCGCTTCCGTTGGCTCAGGGATGAGCTATTCGGCCTTCTCTGGCGACTATTCGCAAGGAAATTTCTCAAGCGAACGCCAAGCGATGTTGCTTGAAAAGGCGCTCTTTCGCATGGATTGCGGCTTGAACGACCGGAAAGCCAACGTTCCCATCTTTAACGATTGGCTCGACCTCGAAGTGTTAAGCGGGCGCATATCGCTTCCCGGCTATTGGAGCAAGAGAGCTGAGTATTCCCGCGTCAAATTCTCCCGGCCTCGCCAGGAATACATCAACCCTCTTCAGGAAATTTCCTCTTTTGAAAAAGAAGTGGCCCTCGGGACACGCTCCCGCACAGAGATCATCGAGGATCGAGGAGCCGACACAGACGACGTTTTCAACTCGCTCTCTGAGGAAAAAAAGCAGATGACCGCGCTTGAAATTTTACCAGCGGAGCCAGTAGCACAAGTTCCAGAAGAAATGGACCAAGAAGAGGAAGCGCCAAATGCGCCAATAGCTTCCGGCGGAGGGCTTGAAAAATGGCTGACGTGAAGAGCATTCCCGCTATCGAAGCAATTTCAAAGCTGTTGGAAGCCTACGGTATCGGCGTTCGTGCTGGCGTGCTGACCCCTTGCGCTGAAGATGAAACGTCTTTTCGGGCCATTCTCGGACTCCCGGCAATGCCTGAATCGGTTTCAAAAGACTGGAAAGAATCGGCTGGCGTAAGACGCCCAATCACCCTGCAAAAACCAGCGGCAACAGGCGGAACCGAAGACCCAGAACCAGATGCGTACCAGCAACAATTAAAGGAATTTTAAATGAAGAAAGAAGCGCAAAAAATCATCAATATCGACTCCCGCCGCTCGCTCAAGATCAAAACTTTCGACCCCGAAAAGCGAACCGTTGAAGCCGTGATGGCTACGGAAACGCCCGTTTTGACTCCCGATTGGAGCCTGGGCGAAATGGTTGACGAGATTCTGATGATGAGCGGAGCGGAGATTCCCGAGCAAGTGCCGCTTCTCGACTCCCATGATGACTCAACTGTTATGAAGCAGCTTGGTTCAACGCGCAATATTCGCATTGAAGGCGACATGATGGTCGGGGTTCGCAATTTCGACGACTCAAAAGAATCAGACAAGACCCTTGGCCTCATTCGTGGTGGGCACCTCACTGATGGATCAATCAGATATCAATATTCAAATCCGCTCTACGTCGAGCCTCGCAAATCGGTTGTCATCGGCAACAGAGAATACAAAGCCGGTGAAAATTACCTTCGGATCGCCACCAAATGGCGGCTTATTGAAGATTCCGTTTGCCCCATTGGTGCGGATGTCAACGCAAAAATGCGCTCTGATTTTGAAGCAAAAATAGCCGCTCAAAAAATGCAGAAATTAAACCCGGACTTGTCCGGGAAATCCTTACAAGGAGGTTCCAAAATGGAGCCTAATACCACCATCATTCCCGATGGCCAGGACAAGAAGCCGGAAACTGTGGATCTTGACCAGGTCAGAAAACAGGCCGCTGAAGAAGCGACCAGAAAAGCGAATGAGCATTTCACCGCTGTTCGCGCCATCTGCACCAAGTTTGGGATGGAAAACAAAATTGACGAACTTGTCAAACTCCCGATTGAACAGGTCAACGAGCGCGTTCTGAAGGAACTCGAAGAAACCCGAAAACCCGTTTCTGTTGGCGGGGCTTCTCTCCAAGTTCTTGCCGACGAAAAAGACAAATTCCGCAACGCCGCTGTTGACGCCATTCTCTCTCGCCACGTTCAAGCCTTCCGCAAAACCGTTCTCGCTCCCGGAGCCGATCAGATGCGCGGGATCACCTTCACCAGCTTGGCCGCCGAATGCTTGCGCCGCGCCGGGAAGAATCCCTCCTTTATGAGCCGCGAAGAGATCATCAAAGAAGCTCGTTTCCTGAGCACGTCTGATTTCACGCACATCCTCGCCAATGTGTCGAGCAATTCTCTGATGGCCGGTTTCCAACTCGCCCCGGCCACATGGCGCGCCTGGTGCCGCAAGGGGTCCAACCCTGATTTCAAAGCCTCCCAACGCTCTTCTCTCTCCGACGCTCCTGACTTTGAAGTGGTAAACGAAGGCGGCGAAGTGACTTACGGCAAGATGTCCGACACCGCCGAAACGCTGACCCTCGCCACCTATGCCCGCAAACTGCGGATCACTCGCCAAGCTCTTATCAACGATCAGATGGGCGCGTTCAATACGATTTTCGCCGCGTTTGGAATGCGTTGGGCTGCGAAGATCAACGGGCTTCCCTATGCCGTTCTCTCGGCTAATGCCAACCTGCACGACGGCGGCGCTCTCTTCAATTCGACCGCTGTCACGACCTCCGGTGGCCACGCCAATCTTGCGACCACGACCGGAAGCCCTGCCGCCGCGACTCTTAGCGCCGGTCGTTTGGCTATGCGTTCTCAGGTTGCCCCGGAAGGCTCCAAGCTCAATTTGATGCCCGAATTTTTGATCTGTGGCCCTGCGATGGAAGAAAACGTACTCATCATTCTGACCAGTGATTCTTTGCCTATCGCCGAGATGTCTTCCGGCGTGCGCAACGTCTACAAAAATTCCTGCACTCCGGTCATCGACGCGAACATCACCGGCAACGAATGGTACTTGGCCGCAAATCCGAACCTCATCGACACCATTGAAGTTGCGTTCCTTGATGGCAACGAAGCCCCGTCAATCACCGAAGCCGTCACCGATGACATTCTCGGCGTTGTCTACACCGCTTATGGCGACGCAGTAGCCAAGGCTCTCGGCTTCCGTGGCTTGTACAAAAACGCCGGATCATAAGGAGAGATGAACATGAGAATTCTTGTTTTCGTTCTTGTCCTGGTTTCCCTTGCGTTTGCGTTTACTGGGTGGGCCGTTGACACTGGCGACGCTCTAGGCAGACCCCAAACTGTCAAGATCGACGCCACAACCAACACCGTAAAAAGCGAAGCCATGACCTCTGGGCGACTTGATGTGACGGTCGCCTCCACAACTGCCGTAGCAATTTCTGCGCTGACGGGCCGCGATTATGTCGAGATTCGTTCCAGCCAAACAGCCGGAGAAGAAATCTGGGTTGGTATCGCCACCGCTCCTACGGTTGGAGCCGGTCTTTGCGTTACCGCTGCCAGCCCGCTCAAACTCAACGTCGGAACGGGCGTTGTCATCAAAACCATTGCCTCTGGAGCATTCGGCATGGCCGTGTTCCAGGGCGCATACTAAGGAGCCAAAAATGAATAACTTCATCCGCGATGGAAAAACTTTCCTCTATACCAATTCCGGCGGAAGCACGCTGGTTGCCGGAACGCCGGTTATCTTTGACGGAGTTTCTCGGGTCGGCGTTGTGATTGCCGATATCGCTGCTGGCGCCACCGGCGAAGTGATGACCGAGGGCGTTTTCGAGCTTACCAAGAAAACCGCCTCTGACAACTTCACTCTTGGCCTTTCAAACTTCAAGGTTGATACCAACAACCTTTTGGTTCTTAACGCTGGCACCGGCGTTCCCGATACTGCCGTCACCAATGCCTTTGTGTATGAAGCGTCTGCTTCTGCTGCGACTGTTAAAGTCAAGCTCCTCGGATAACATCCCTCCTCTTGAGCGCCCTCAAGTCACCGGGGGCGCTCGCCTCTAAAGGAACCAAATGCCTACCTTCAAAGGCCAACTCATCACCGATCAGGCCGTGTTTTTCAATACGGCTGAGATGGCCGACGCTGGCGTTTATTCGCCTGTCGACGGATCTGCCGATGTTGATGTGGTTGGGGTTTTGAATTTGGCCGAAAATCTCACTCCCTGGGAAGCGGGCGGGCAGCAAGCCGTAGCAACATTCGAGTTCAAAAAAGGCGCGACCGGGGAACCGAAACGATACGACAAAATCACCATCAACTCGGTTGAGTGGTCGGTGAATGCCATCGTTGCCGAAGATATTATTTCCTACACCGTGAGCCTGTCGCGGGATTTGAGGCTTGCATGATGAATAATACGCCGGTAAACAACGGGCAATTTCTTTCTGCAACCGTCGATTTTGACGAGCTTGCAATTTTAGCGGGGAAGCTCGGGTCGGCTCCCATTGAAATAGCAAGAGCGCTAAAAAGCGCGTTGTCGTCAGCCGGGTATCATTTCAAAACTCAGCTCACCAACGCCGTCAAAGGCAACACTCTCGGATGGCCTGAACTCAAGCGATACCCTGGTGCGGGCGTGAATGCGGGCGCACCCATGACTGCTCACATGAGCGCGAATTGGGCCGCCAAGGGCCGCAAGGGATACGCCACCAGCGCACAAAAGAAAAAGATGTTCGGCAAGCTCGCTCGGATCTTGAGATACCAATTCAACGAAGGTTCCCTATCAACCGAAGTCGGCATTCTCCCGCAAATTACCGGGGATAAATCCGCATTATTGGCCCGCAATTTCCAGCTTGGAATAGCCAACTGGGGCCGCTCAGTCGTCACAGCCTCGATGAGAAAATATTTTGCCGCCATTGGGATGCCATTGGCCGCAAGTACAACCATGCTCAATCCGGCCAAACGACCTCTTTTCGGGCCGGTCTTTGATAAAAATATTCGATACATCGAAAGCCTCATTTATACCGTCGTTGCCGACAAGCTTACCAAGGGATTTGCCCATCGTGACGTGCTCGATAGAGCGGCGGGGTGGATATGACAGGCGCAGTTTATACAGGCCCGGTCGCTCTCGCAAAGGCGCTTATTGCCGTTTTGAAGGCAAATACAACCCTTCAATCTGCCTGCCAAAGCAGATACGGGCGCAACCTTCGATACTTCGTGGGCTATGACCCCAACGACCTGCCATCATCCGATAAATGCCCGCATGTCGCATTTTTGCCCGATGATTACCAACGCGTCAACACGCGCGGGCAGGCTGATGGCGAGAAATATTGCAACCTGAAAGTTTCGCTCGTCGTGTCTCAAAACAACATCGACGAATCGGACACCACAACCACCGTTTACGACGGCCTTGAAGACCTTGAAGCCATCATCCCGCTCATCGTCAATGCGATCAAAGCAACCCTTTTAACCAACCTCGGCAACAACATCAAATTTGGAGCCATCAACACAGAAATCAGTTACCCGCTTTTCCGGGCGACTTTCGATATTCAGGGACTCGACAACGTTTGATAAAAATTTAGGAGGAAAACACAATGGCACAGCCATCAACAGGCCGTTACGGGAAGCTCAAATCCGCCATCAATGACGGCGTTGCTTTCACCAACCAGGCTTTGACCCCGGTTGCCTCAAAGGTTATCGGCGG